TATTTTGCTATTTTAATTCTTCGCGCCAATTGTCTCATGGTCGAAATGTCCTCCAGTAATTTGTATTTTACGGGGACGCAATTCTTCTGGCACAACATACTCTAAATGAATTACAAGTATGCCATCTTGAAGTTCTGCTCCATTAACCTCTACGTGTTCCGATAGCCGGAATGTACGTGAGAATCTCTTAGAGCTAATACCTTTGTGAATGTAGTCTACTACGCCTTCTTCGGCTTCCGTAGAATCCCCACTGATATTTAAGAATCCATCTTTAACTTCAATGTCAATTTGCGATTCTTTGAATCCTGCAACCGCAACTTGAATTATAAATTCGGTTTCTGATTCTTTAATAACGTTATGAGGTGGATAACCTGAGTTGTTAGCTTTAGAATGAACTCGTTCTAATTCATTGAATAGATGATCGAATCCGATAAAGCCGGCGCGTGGGTATTGTATTCCTGACGTATTAGTCATAATATTGCCTCCAATTAAGCAAGGTAGATTTAGTGGCCAGAGTGTTCTGCACCACGAATCTATTTATACACCTTAGCTGTCGGACTTAGACTTTAATTCGGATTTAATCCATTTATTTGCAATTGCATTCTGCGGCTTTGCTGTTGAGAATTTAGTCATTTCTCTATATGCTCGAGTAGTCTCTTTTACATAATCCTTACCTTCAGAATTATCTACGACTATGAACCTCTTCTTTCCAAACAGGGTCTGAAAAGCACCAATATTCTTTTGAACGGTAACCCAATACTTCTCTACTTCTGTAGGTGGTAATGTACGCGCTCTCATCATATTACGATCTTGAGCAGTCTTAAGATCTGTATTAACAAATATCATTGCTACATCATATCCAAGCTTTTTCAATGATTTAGCTTGCTTCTTTATCTTCTCAGTATCTTTACCAGTACCATCAATAACAAGACCGAGACGTCCTTGAATGTATCGCGTCTGCTTTGTACCTGTAAGTATCTTAGCCTTGTTGCGTATCTCTTGACCTTGCACTGAGAAGATGTTATCTGGAGTTGTCTCCATTCCAGCTTTTGTCATAGCTGCTTCAAATGCATCATCGGAATTTACTACCTTAAAACCTAAGGCGGTTAATCCGGTTTTTCCTACAATAAAAGATTTACCTGAACCAGGACCACCAGCTAAAAATACTGCTTTAAAAATGGCAGGATCATTAACCCCTTCTCTGATCTCTAAATAATCTTTAAATGCATACATGCTAGCTATTCCCGATATTATACTTTGGACAAAGTTCCCATTCAGACTTCTCTTTATAGGAAATAATTTTAATTTGCTTTAATGGTGCGGTATCTAGCTTAGCAGATGGATCCGCCATATCTAGTAAACCCCAATCACCTAATAGAGTAGCAATACTATTACGCCTTTGCATATCATTCTTACTTAGATTAGAACCCTTTCCATCTAATAAGAATAATTCTTTAAAGTGTACAATGAAGTATCTACCTTGCTTATGTAGAATATGACACGATTGAAAGATGCGCTTATCTATAGAAGATGCTACACCAATCCGTGTCAATGTTTCTTTAATCTTGAGAAAATCATCGGGCTCATTCAACAACACTTCTAGCATGTGTGAGGGAGTCCATTCTACTGTTTCGTTATTATTATTATCCACTTAGAGCCATCCTATATCAATCATCGTTATTATAAAATACATACTTTAACGATATTTATAAGATTTCATTTATCTACTTAAAGGCGTCCACCTGTAGACATTTTATCTTTCATAGCATCTATCTGCTCCTTGGATAATAGTGGCATAACACTTAGAGCCTTCTCTTTAGAGTAATCATAATAATTCTGCACAATTTCTACATTCTTATCATCGAGAACCTTAGCCCACTTTGAAAACCTATTCTTCTTCTTTATTGAAAAACGATGGAAATCAAATTGTAGGCGATTATCAATATGATGATGTGTGTTAATCTCATTAGCTAATAATATTGTATCCATATGATATGACAATGCACGATTAACCAAGAAAGCCGAATAAGCCTTCTCTGCTATATCATCAACCATTATATCCTGCTTGGAATGGTTAACAGCCTTTACGTATTCAAATGGATTCATATATCTCCTATTCGTTTAATAATTGTACACTATCATTGGCCAATGCCCAATCTTCAGCAATGTTCTCAACCTGTGTGATGGTTAGCTTTGGATGAACTACTCGCTTCATAATACGATAACTCTGATCACGATAGTCGATGTAATAATCACCACCTGCATTAGCCTGTAACTTAACCTGTGCTACTTGGCCAGCCTTATCAAAGTATTCGGATAAAACCATACCAGCTTGTGGCTCTATACCATAATTATCTTCTGTTGCATATGTCATATATTATACTCCTATGAAATAGCTATTACTAATGATTGAATACGCATGACATCCAATGCTATATCGTGACGTGGATCATGGCTTTTTATATAAGCTTCTGGCACATCAACACTTTCAGGCATAAACGTATCTCGGATATTACAACCCCATCCTAAGCCATCTATGAGAGACCTTGTATCCCTCACCATATACCAAGGATACGGATCTTCAATATTTAACTGCTTACATAGAGAGGTTATGATTACAGGGTCAAATGTATTGCCTCTTGTATACACAATAGCCTCATCTATATATGTATTATATAGCATTTTAATCAAAGCAGCAACAGGTTTATCATCTTTATTAGGAATCAATTGAGATTTCTGAACTTCTTTATCTTGTTGCTTCCACCATGTAAGAGTATCCTTCTCAATAACACGACCTAGCTTTGTGCACTGCTCATTTACATTAACCTTAATGTATGTAGAATTATTTATAATCTCATCCATGCTATATGGGTGACTTACGAACCTAGTAGTATCAAATGCAAAAGCTGCACCAGATAATACAGGACAATTAGAGGCATCTGTACCTAGAGTCTCGAGATCAAATATCATAGAATTATTCTTCATTGCCATTCTCCATTAGCCATAATTTCGGTTAAACATGCCGCTGTATTCAATTCGTGATCAGCAACAAAAGCATTCTTATATTGATAATCTGCCAAGATAAGAATAATCTGTGGAATACTATTAGGTGTCAAATGATCCGATAAAGTATCATATAGACGTCTAAATAATACATGAGGCTCGGTATCAGAGTTCTCTCCGACCCATTTCCTCATCTTAGTAAAGTCTTTATCCTTTAAGGTTTTAAGTAACTTGTTATACGAATCAACTCCAATGTCGGCCAACACACCAGCATCAATAGTACCAGAAGAGCTATATCGCTGACATTCGTTAATAACTCGGCGCCAATCAGGAGCATGAGTAATAATAAGATTAGCAATCGCTTTATTGTCATAAGTAACACCCTCGGACTCAAGTATAAATTGTAATCGCTTCATAAACTTAGCAGCAAGGCTAGCTAAGGCTTTCTTAGATGTATTGAACTCATATACAGAACAACGAGAATGTAATGGTTCAATAATGCGATTCTTAAAGTTACAGGTTAAAATGAACCGACAATTAGAAGAAAACTCTTCTATGAATCCCCTAAGAGCTGGCTGAGTACTTTGAGCATTCAGGTAATCAGCCTCATCAAGGATAACTACCTTTAGGCCTCCCTGAAGACTCACTGTTGATGCAAATTGCTTAATAGTTGTTCGAAGAGTGTCGATATTTCCTGATTCGGAAGCATTGATAATAATATAATCTAAATCAAGGCTATTACATATAGCACGAGCAATCGTAGTCTTACCTACTCCTGCTGTGCCTGTAAGAAGCATATTAGGTACATTACCACTCGATACAATTTCTGCAAATGTACTAGATAAATTATCATCTAAAATACAATCTTCAATAGTCTGTGGTCTGTATTTCTCACACCACAAAAAAGTATCATCTTGGTTCATTCATTAACTCCATAATATAATATATTATTATACCCTATTTTAGGTATAATGTCAACAGCTATTGTCATGCAGTGGAAGCTGCCGAATTGTATAATGCATCATAGAGGGTTTCTACATCAGACATAGTCTCTGAGGTTTCTGCAATATTCTGCTTATGATATGCTGTAGCCACTTTACGTAGATACTTCTTTGGAAGATCAAAATCTTCAGCTAATACATCTACCGCCTCTTTAACATAACTACGCTCACCTTCAATACGAGCAAATGCATTAGAGATTTCGGTCATAGCATCACGGATCTTTTTACGGTCAGCTGGTGAGGTTGGGATAATCAAATTATTCATAATATATTCTCTTCTTTATTAATTAAATTTAGATGTCTTTTCTAGGGCTACCCAGTACATCAATGGTCTAGTCTTATGTGTAAATTTCGAAATAAGCTTCGAGGAAATATCTACAATATAATCACCTACATCAAACTTAAAATTATTAATATTAAATACTAATTGGAAATCAGCTTCAATCTCCTTATCAACATCAATCTTAATTGAATAAGAATTAGAGGTTGGATTACTAATATCTGTAATCGTTAAATCCAGATGAGTGTCAGAAGGGTTACCCTCGATCATTAGATCAGTAGTACCTAATACCCCTGCTGCCTTTCGAATAGTATTGAGATTCTCATTGGAGAGATCGAATGAGACATCAGTAGATGCCATCACAATATTCTTCTTAGGTGATGTTAAATTAGCTGGCTCTGAAAAGAAGTACCTAATAGATTGTCCATTCTCTGAAATAGTAACATACTTACCATTATCATGGAACGATAGATCAGGGGATTCAAACATACCAACTACAGCCAAGAATTCATTCAAATCGTATATACCAAATTCGTATTCGAAATCTTCCTCTATCTCAGCGGAACTGAGAATATTCTTTGCATTAGACATAGACTTCAATTCTCCGCCCGGACTAAATACCAGGTTGGAATTGATTGTACTGAAATTCTTCAGGACGGTTAATGTGTTACTCGATAATTTCATTTACACTTCCACTTTTTGATTCATTAATATATTATACATCACTTTGATCCGGATGTCAAGCTTTTTTTGCCTTTATTATCTTTTATTTTTGAAAAGTTAAGGTCTTTAACAAATTCAATCTTACTTCTAAACTTACTCTCTAAGATTTCACCCTTATGAGATATAACAAATACATTGGTACCCTTATCTAAGGTATTAAGGATTTTCATTAGATTATCCACACCATCATGGTCCATAGATGAATCAAATGTCTCATCAAGGATCAATAGATTAGTATTTGTAGAATTCTTCATACGAGCAATCTGGCGCCAAGTAAACATTAGCGCTAAATCGATACGACTCTTCTCACCCTCAGAGAATGATTCATATGAGAAGTTATCCCTATGGCGAGAACGAATACTTTCATCAAAATTCTCATCTAGGTTGAATGATACAAAGAAGTCTAATGTCTGCAGATAATTATTGATTAGCTTATTCATTACAGGCAGATATTCTTTAATGACCTTTGTCTTGATACCTGTATCTTTTAACATTTCTGCTATGATAATAGAGTATGAAATCTCTTCATTGATCTGATACTTATTATCCGATAAATCTAATTTAAAGTCTTGTAGAGCAAGTAGATCTACCTTAGCAATATCAATATCAGAATTACTTACAGTAGAATTAAGAATTTCTTTTTCTAATGTTGCAATATTAGTATCGACATTCTTAATATTAGTCTCATTGAGCTTCAGCTTTACCTTTATATCACGCTTTCTTTTTAACTTTTTACTAATGATATCAATGTTATATATTACATCAGCATATTCGGATTCGATGGTCTTCTTAGTATCTAGCTTAGATTTAGCCACATTACTAATATCATCGATCTTAGTCTTACGTAATGATTCATCTATTGCTTGCGTACAAGAGGGACACTCATCATTAGATGAATAGAACTTAGACTCATTCATTAATGTCTTTAGCTCACCATTGAGTGTATGTAGATCTAGATTAAGAGTACTTTTACGATCAGATATATCATCTAAAGCAGCTTCGGTCACCGAGTCAAAATTATCTAACCATTGATTATGATCATCTCTTTCAGCCTCATATGCAGATTTCTCTATTAAAAACTTTGCAATAGATTCTCTCTTTGTTTCTGCTATACTCTCAGAAGCCTTTGCCATATCCTTAATATACTTTTCTTGCATATCAATCTTAGAGGTCTGTAGATTAATGTCTACAGTAAGAGCCTTGTAATCCTCTTTAGTACGAGCAGACTTCTCTTTGAGAATACCATTCATCTTAGAGAATATATTAATATCTAATAGATCCTCAATTACTTCACGCCTATAATTAGATTTAAGCTGCATGAATGGAACAAATGATGAGGATCCTAATACCACGATCTGATGGAAAGACTTATGGTTCAGCTTTAATATATTCTGCTCAAGATACTTTTGATAATCACGTGTTGTTGAGCTCTGATTAATCATATGGCCATTCTGCCATATCTCAAAGATGCCTGGCTTAATACCACGCTTAACTTTGAACTTATGATTTCCAATTTCAAACAATACCGTAACTTCACAATTTTTCTTATTGATAGAATTTACTAAGGCTGGCTTAGTAATATCACGATGAGGTTTATTAAATAATGCAAAGGATATAGCATCCAATAAAGTAGACTTACCTGCACCATTATGACCTACAATCAATGTAGTAGGGCTTCTATCTAATTGAATAGAGGTTTCATTATTACCGGTACTTAAAAAATTAATCCAACTTATAGATTTAAAAACTATCATACAATTTCCATATTAGATGCTTCAGTATACAATGCCTTAATTATACTCTTTATTCGAGATTTATTCAGCTCTGTATCTACCGCATCAACATAATCATTTAAAAGGGTTGGTGTATCTTCTATTGATATAGCTGAATCATCGACATTCTCTCCCATGAATTCATCGAATGTTTCGGCAATCTTTAGTTCATGTGGGTTATATGAATTAACTTCATCTACAAACTTATCGAATAGATATGGATCTGACTTCTCCGTAACCACAATCTTTACAAACTTATCTTTAATTTGGGATAAATCAGCATCACATCCATTACGCCATTCTAGCTTATAGAACATTCTGTGTGGGTTGAGGATAGGGGTTATTTCTAAGGTTTCTGTATCTAAGATATGGAAATACTTTGGGTCATCTGAATCATTCCAATAGAATTCCATCTGAGAACCAAGATAATGCACATTACCCTTCGATGACTTAGTATGATAATGACCACTTAATACAGTATCAAAGTGAGAGAATAGATCAGCACTCATACCTGAATGAGCGGGAATACCTCTCATCATCTCAAAGTTATTTAATTCAAGATGAGCTCCGATAACCTTTGCTTTACAAGATTTAATCCATTTAGTATATTCATCGTAATTCTCATTATTGATCCATGGAACAAGAGCCATATCAAGAGAACCATATTTCATTACGGTAGGCTTCATTATGATATTAACATTATTAATATAATACCCAAGAAGCTCCTTCAATGAATTTAGCTCATTAGTATTCTTATAATATACATCATGGTTACCCGGAATGATATCCATCATCATACCATTATTCTTTAAAGGATCAAGGAAGATGGCTCTGTTATGATTTAATGCTTTGAAATTAACGAACTTACGATGATCATAGTAATCTCCTAGATGGAGCACTTGCTTGATATCATGTTCGATACAGTAAGGAAAGAAAACGTCTTCGTAGAATTTCTGTTGATAATCTAGGAAGACGTCAGATGAATTTCTGATACCACAGTGGGTATCATTGAGGATGGCTATTTTCATTTTTAACTCTTTAATATATTATAGTAATATTATAACACATTTACAGTTAAAGGGCAACGGTTAATTCTTCTTTTTTTAATGGATTTGTTGGATCTACATTTAAGTATTTCCCCCACTCAGCATAGAAGTGACGCATACCGACTTCATCATGTATAGTATTATTTTCATGTCTACCGTGTAGTATGTTCCTTCTTTCTGTGCCAGGAGCCATTGCTACACCTTGACCTGTAACAGCCAATAAATCTTCATGTAGGTTACGCCCAAACGGTCCCCATATAGTATTATGATGATTTATACGCTGCTGGCGATCTTCAGCAGAATCACTTAATAGACCATATCCACGGAACTCAATTAATACGCTATCTGGTCCTAATGGTGTAATGCTATCTGTACGATATGCAGAGCCTCGAAGATTAAAGTTATATCCTGGAAACAGGTCTACCATATACCATTGGTTAGGAGGAACACCAGGAAAACTTAATGCACCACGATCTCCTGCGCCTTCAAATTTATCATACTGCACTTCAAAGCTACCTACATTTACATGTCCGTTATTAAATCCTGTACAAGGACGGGCAAAGTAAGCATCGTTAAAGCCAGTAATGCGATTGAAGTAATGCAAATAGTCATGGTAAAACTCGCTATTAGTATCATGCCATAGCTTATAGTTTGTTGGAATAATTGCTTTATGATAATGGAATACCTCCAGCTCTTCTGTGTCAATAGCCTCAGCAATGCAATCAAATGAACCATCTGTCCATTGCTCTACGTCCATGGTTGGGTTTGGATTTAATGTTGTCCATACCATACCACCATGTTTTACTTCTGAATGTAATTCTCTAGATTCGATTACATAATCAGCATCAACCTTACCAGCAACTCCTTGAAGTCCTGGATTGATATAACAACCAATACGATCACCGTGATTGATTATAACTATATTTCGAAAGGCAATTTGAGATGTTCGGTAATCACCTGGATTCTTTATTTCACTCTTATGAATGATAGGTATCCAAACTTTAGCAAATATCTCTTTAATTTCTGCTTCGTAAATTTCCTGAGAACTATAACATTCGCTGCTAATATGTTCTACTGATGGTTCTGCTAACCAATTCTTATGATCCCTCGATGCCATGGGTTTCTCCAACAGGTAATTCGTCTTCTGGCTTCATAAATTTCTCTAGGTTTTTACCCTGAGAAAGTATCTTATGTTTGACATAAGGCATGTCTGGTGCTTTAGATTTATCATTATGATAATTGATATGAGCTGTTCTTAGCTCCTCAATAAACTCAGAATCATATCCACCATTATCATCTGCAGTAACAAATTCATCAAATCCAGACATCTCGATATACTTAAATTTGATATCATGCTGACGCTTTTCTTTAGCTATACGCCGTAGGAAAGCAAACCAAGAGATCTGTGTAAAGTATGCAAATGCATTGGGTTTACCAGTACGTGTAGCAGCCTCTACATTATAGTTATTGATTGCTTTGAGACAATTCTCGACTGCATCCATAACCATCTCATCACGATAGGAATATCGAATGAAATTAGACTTATGAGATAAGCCCTCAGATATCTTCATAAAGCATGTGGCAATATAATCTGTAACAACCGGGATGGCTGATTCAGATGCCCTTGCCTCATTTGCTGAAGTAACATACTCCACTACAGCATTAGAGAAATCTCTATTATTTACATAATGTTCTTTTTGATTCTTCTTCATGGTATATCACCTAATTTCATAGTCTATGTATATTATACTACATATCAAGGTTAATTGCTACTGTTATTTTATTTATATTTTATTTATAAAAACCTGTTGCCTTTTCCTCATTTATGCTATATAATAATACTATGGTATGCGGAAAGGC